AATGGCCTCGCGGAGATTGCTGCGGCCGCAGGTCAGGCGGGCATTGCGGGCGCGGACCTAGTGCGCTTCACACAGGCCGCAGCAAAGATCGGCGTGGCGTTTGATATTTCGGCAGACGAAGCCGGATCCGCCATGGCGAAGATGATGACGGGCCTTGGTCTTACGATCGATGAGACCGTGCGGCTTTCCGACGCCATGAACCATCTCTCGAATGCGCAAGCCTCGTCGGCTGCCGAAATTCTCGACGTGGTGCGCCGGGTCGGCGCGCAGGCCAAGATGTTCGGGTTTACGGCAGAGCAGACGGCGGCCTTTGCCTCGGCGATGATTTCGGCAGGGGCAGAGAGCGAGGTCGCCGCAACCTCGTTTCGCAATATGGGGCTGGCCCTCACGCATGGGACAGCCGCCACAAAGGGCCAGCGCGAGGCGTTCAAGGCGCTGGGGCTTGATGCCGTCTCTGTGGCAAAGCGCATGCAGGAAGATGCTGTCGCCACCACGGTCGATGTGCTTGAGCGGCTGTCGCAGCTTCCAAAGGAGCAGCAGGCCGCAATTGCCAGCAATCTCTTTGGCAATGAAGCGCGCGCCTTGGGACCGCTTCTCACCAACCTCGATCTGGTCCGCTCGTCTCTCGGGCTGATCGCCAATGAGGCCAACTATGCTGGGTCCGCCTTCAAGGAGTTCGAGAACCGCAATCGGACCTTTGGCAGCGAGTTGCAGCGTTTCAACAATCTACTCACAAATCTCAAGATCACCATTGGCAACGCCATTATTCCGGTGCTCTCGAACCTGATCGTCACCATCACGCCGATCATCGACAAGGTCACAGCGCTCGCCGCCGCCTATCCGGGGCTTACGGGCGCCATCGTGTCGGCGACGGCTGCCGTCATTGCCTTCAAGGTGGCGCTTGCTGGCCTTCGCTTCATTGGCCTCATGGGCCGTGGCGGGGCGCTGAGCCTCCTGTCGCTGGGTTTCAACTCGATTGGCAAGGCGGCCATCGGTGCGCGCGCGGCGGCAACCGAGATGATTGCCCTGCAAACGGCACTCGGCGCCATGGGTGGTCAGTCGCTGGGAACATTGGGGACGATCGGAGCGGGTTTGCGCGGCATGGCGCTGGCAGTCCCGGGTGTGGCCGCCATCGGCTCAGCGCTCACGGCCGTGGGCGCAGCCCTTGCGGCAATCTCGGCACCCGTTTGGGGAACAATTGCGGCCATCGTTGCGGCCTTGGCGGCCGCCGGCTTCACCATCTGGAAATACTGGGACCGGATCTCTGCGGTGTTCGCCGGTGTCGCGAAACGATTGAGTGAGGAATTGGAACCCGCTTTGGAGCTGGCCCAGCCGCTCTTCGATGCGCTTGCCACCGTGGGCGGTGCGATCTCATCTGCTTGGGCCGGGGCGGCCCAATGGATCGGCAGCTTTTTTTCCTCGCTCTCCGGCTGGTTCGGCCAGGAGACCTTGTCGGAAGAGCAAAAGGCCCAGTGGGAAAAATCTGGCTACGACATTGCCGACCGCATCATCACCGGCATCAAGTCGGTCACGGTACGCCTTGGCGAACTGGCTGGCGAGTTTTTCACCGCCGGTTATAATTTGATCAAGTCGCTCTGGGACGGCATGGTGCAGGTCTTTGCCGATCTTAAGTCTTGGATCGACAAGCAGATCGCAGGCATCCTCGCGCCCATCAACGATGCTGCCAGTGCCGTCAAAGGTTTCTTCAGCTTTGGCGGTGGTAGCGAGGCGGCGTCGCCACAGGGGCGCGCCTCGGGCGGGCCGATCAGTGCTGGCAGACCCTATCTTGTTGGCGAGCGGGGCCCAGAGCTGATCACGCCAAGCCGGTCGGGATATGTCCACCCAGCGGGCAGCACGGGCGCGCCTTCGATTACGATCGGGCCTTTCAGTTTTAATAATACATCTGCGGCCGATGCCGCCGAGATCACCGCACAAGTGCGCGCCGTTTTGAAGCGCGAGGTCCGGGAGGTGTTCCGCGGTGTTTATGCCGATGCTGGATTGAGGTTTGCCTGATGCTGATGGTTCTGGGACCTGTCCAATTCGAAGTCTGGCCGTTCAACGCCACCGATTACGAGCATGGCCACGAGGCGTCCTTTGCTGAAAAGCCGGTTCTGGGCACCCGTCCGCCGCTCGAATGGGTGGGCGAAGGACCCGAGACATGGACCATCAAGGCCCGGATCTTTCCGCGCCGCTTCGGCGGGCTCGAGGATTTAAAGAAACTGTCCCAGGCCCGGGCGTCGGGTCGTCCGCAATACTTGATGCGCGGAGATGGCGCCCAGATGGGCTGGGTCGTCATCGAAAAGGTGCAGGAGCGTTCGTCCTATCTTGATGCCAAGGGTGTTGGCCAAGTGATCGAGGTCGACATTTCGGTAAAGCGCTCAGCCAAGCCCTCCAACGGATCCTTCTTCTCGCTATTGTCGGGGTTGTTTGCATGAGCGAAGTAATCGAGCGCCTCACGGTTGAGGGCGACGGTATCACGGTGTCGCTTCTCGTCTGGCGGCGGTTCCGGCGCCCGATGCCGGGCCTCGTCGAGATGATCTTCGAGCGCAACCCGGGGCTGGCTGGCTTGGGTCCCATCCTCCCCGTCGGCACGGTACTTGAAATCCCTGTACCGACACCGCGCGCCCCGCAACTCCTCGATCCCATCCGGCTGTGGTGACGCATTATGGCAAAACGCGCACAGTTCATGGTGATGGTGGCGGGCACCAACATCACGAGCGTGCTCGCGCCCGTCCTGATTTCGCTCACCGTGTAGGACAAGGTCGGCACCCATTCCGACACGGCCAACCTCGAAATCGACGACACCGAGGGCCGGATCGTTCTGCCGCAACTGGGCGCAGCTGTCGTCGTGGCGCTCGGCTGGGAAAGCGAAGGCATGCGGCCTGTCTTCACCGGCACCGTGGATGAGGTCAGATCCTCCGGCTCGCGCAGCGGACGCGTCCTGAACATCACGGCGAAGGGCGTCGACACCACGGCAAAGCCGAAGGAGCCGCAACAGCGGCATTTCGACGACACATCCGTTGAAGACATCCTTCGCGAGACCGGCAAGACGGCGGGTATCACCACGATCGAGGTTGATCCGGACTTGGCCGGCATCAAGCGCGCCTATTTCGAGATGCGCGATGAGAGCTTCATCCACGCCGGAGAACGGCTTGCGCGCGAGATCGGTGGCAACTTCCGGATCCAAGGGAAGACGGCTTACCTCTCAAAGCGCGGCGGCACTTATGCCGCTGCCGTGATCGCCGCCTGGGGCCAGAACCTTCACGGCTGGGACATTGCACCCGCCTTGGCGCGGGCACAGTTCGGCGCCGTCCGCGCGCGCTGGTACGACCCGAGAGAGGCCCAGTGGCGGGACACGGAAGAACAGACATCCCTCAATGTCACTGCGCGGCATGATCACCGCTATGCCAAGGCGGATGAGGGCGAAGCTACCCAGCAGACAGGCTCTGACAAGGCGACCTCGGAGCGCGATGCCGGCGAAGGCACGGTGACGATTGAGGGCGACACCAGCGCCATTCCCGACGGGCTTTGCATGATCGTTGGCGCCCGCCCGGGCGTAGACGGCGCTTACCGCATCGAGACCGTCACCCACAATTATTCGCGTGGAGGCGGCTTTGTCACCACGCTCGATCTCAAGGCGCCCCAGCAGGGTGCCGGAACGGACACACGATAGGGAGGGCAGCCCATGGCGCCAGACTGGACCGGGGGGCTCCCCACGGTGATTTACTTCATTCTCGGCGTCGGCGGCGTCGCCGGCGCGCTGCTTGCCATGGTCAAGCTCTGGGAGACGATTGTTCCCGATCGCGGCCAGCATATGGTCAAGGATATCGCCATCATCAAATCCGACATCCAGGACATCCGCACCCGCGTCGGCATGCTGGAACTTGATGTCGCCAAGATTGACCAACCCTCGATCGCCAAGCGCTTCGATACGCTCGAGGGCAAGATCGACAAGCTCTACGATTTTTTGCTTGAGCGACTGACCAAGCTGCCGTCCTGACGGTCGGCGGCAAACCCAACCCCCCAAATCCGAAACTGAACTGACGCTGGCGGCCACGGGCCTCCGGCCAAAGGAGGCTATTGTCCGATGACACCCATTCTCTTTGCGAAAAGCTATCTCGGCACCACGGAATTCGAAGGCCCCGCCGACAACCCCAAGATCATGGAAATGTACAAAAGCGTCGGCCATGACTGGGTGGAGCATGACGAGGTTGCCTGGTGCGCCGCCTTCGTCGGCCACTGCCTTGAAAAGGCGGGTCTGCGCTCGAGCCGCAAGCTCAACGCCCAATCCTATCTCACCTGGGGTGAGAAGGTGGCCGGGGTCGAACAGGCGCGCGAGGGCGACATCATCGTCTTCACCCGCGGTTCCTCATCCTGGCAGGGGCACGTTGCGTTTTTC